CCTGATGCTTGATCAATGCTAGAATTGACTGAGGGTCTCAACGCCTTGACACTACTAACTCTCAAGACGAGATCAGAACCAGCCAGTTCTTTGATTTTCTCAATTACTTGTGCTGGTGCTTTTTTAGACCACTCGTCAGACTCCCAACCTTCTTTAAATTTAATCACATCACCAGTCAGAAAACCTCCTCCGCTGAATCTGTTGAAGTTACTCTCAAATATTGTGTCGAATTTACTTTGCATCCTAATTATTTATTATAATAAGGAGATTTTCCACGCGTATTCAGTATCTATGGATAAATAATTAGGTAATGTCGATTAATATAACAAGCTTGCAAGCGCGTTCCACAGAGCAGACAGAGTCACGATTCAAATACAAAGATATTGTGTTCGATTTAGTTGAAGATGAGCGGCCAAACACTGATTCACTGTATAGTAAGGTAACAAATACAGATATAAGATACACTATAGATGAGGGTGCGATCATGAACAGCATAAAAAATATATTCACCACCAAACCAGGTGAAAAGTTGCTCAACCCCACGTTCGGTTTAGATTTATCTAGATGGTTGTTTGAACCTATTGATGAATTCAGGGCTCAAGAGATTGGCGAAACAATATATTCCGGAATCGAGAGATATGAACCACGTGTTACATTGAAAAATGTTACAGTATTAACCGACCCAGAGAATAATGCTTATAGAATAACCATGGCAATATTGATACCTAAATTAAATATTAATACAAACCTGGATGCGGTGCTGAACTCTCCAGGATTTGATTTTATAACAAGAACAAAGGATTAAAATGGCAGAACAAGACATAACAGAGTATACATTACCGGAATCCGCGTACATGACGTTTGATGCGGAGAGTCTCAAATCCATGATATTGCAACGAATGCAGGATCAGGGAATGTTCACAGACCAGATATACGAGGGTAGTAACCTATCTTCATTTATAGATATCATAGCATACAGTTATCATGTGTTGATGTTTTATTTGAACCGGACATCTAGTGAGAGTGTTTTCACACAGACAACATTGTATGAGAACATGAACCGAATTGTCAAGCTGTTGAACTACAGTCCATTGGGGTACCAGACAAGCGCGCTCACGTTCAGAACATTTGCAACCGAAGAATTGCTACCAGGATCGTACACGATACCTAGATACACATTTATAAACAGCAATGGTATTGTGTATTCCACAGACACTGATATATCATTTACAAAAACAACAACTTCAACTGAACAAATAGATGTGATAGGCTCAAGCTATCTGTTATACCAAGGCAAGTGGGTTGAAAACGCGGCTATCAAAGCGATTGGTAACCCATTTGAGGTGGTGTTGTTGAACCCTGGTGCAGACACAAAAATCTCACACTTTCATGTACATGTGTATGTAAAAGAGGTCACCACCGGTAAATACCACCAGTTCACCGAGACACAATCCATGTATTTACACGGTCCAGAGGATCTTGTGTTCGAGAAACGCTTGAATGAAAATATGGCATACGAGTTGAAGTTTGGTAACAACATCAACGGCAAAAGACTGACCGCTGGAGACGAGATACAGATATATTATATACAATCAGCTGGTGAAGAGGGTGTTGTTGGTCCAAACTTTCTGGATGACACAAAATTGACATTGTACGGTACAACAAAGTTCACACAAATAAAGAATGATGTACGAGCACAGAACATAAGATATATCACATTTGACAACCTGGAAGCACTGTACATGTCGAACAATGCTGGATCAACTGCACCACAAGACCGTGAGAGTGTTGATCAAATCCGAGAAAAAGCCCCGGTACATTTTGCTAGCAGGGATCGGTTAGTGACTTTGACAGACTATGAATCATTCATGTCCAGGAACTATAACAAAATACTCTCATCTACTCATGTTGTTGACAATCAAACATTTTTGGATGGTCACTTCCGATACATGTTAGAGGATGTAGGTATAGACAACCCTAATCTCGAGAGCAGAATAATGTTCAATCACCTGGACGTTGCATCATCCAACACATTCAACAACATTTATGTATACAGTGTACCCAACGTGTCTCAAAACACATCAGTTCAACCCATGACAAATTTTCTGGGGAACGCTCAAAAAACAATCATTCTCAACAACATGAATCAGCAAAAGATGGTGTCACATGAAATAATAATGATGGATCCGGTGTATGTTGCGGTAAATATAGCCACAAGAGGAGCAGGTGAAGTAGAGGACCCAGTGCTTTCTGATAGCACCGTGCTCCAAGTGAAGAGAGCACCTAGTGTGTTGAGAGATGATGACGCAATCAAAGACGAGCTGGTCAATATTTTCAACAATTACTTCAGCTCTACAAATGCCGAGCTCGGACAAGCCATAAGCACCGCAGATTTGAGCGTCGAGATGCTGGCGGTCGCTGGTGTTGAGCAGATCTCAACTGTACGTACAGACACCGGGCAATCCACACCAGGTTTGAGCTTGGTTATTTGGAACCCGGTGTATGTGTCTGACACCACCATCACCACACAAAATGTCAAGTTACCATACTTTAAATACCCGTATGTGCATGATGCATTCAATCTGTACAACAAGATTGAAATAGTAGCATAACATGGCAACGTACGAACAACTGGCTGGAACAAGCTTCAACGATGTTGTTGTACCATTTTTATCTGAAAATGGTTTAGGCGAAGAAGACACGTGCACTCAGATACTCACAGGTTACACATTAGGTGTCACACCATTCACCTTCACTGCTGATATATCCGCTTTAGAGTCAACATATCTAGGTCCAAGTTTGAGCCGGTTGATCTGGGACATGGGAGATGGATCCACCATGACTGGAGTGAGTGTTACCAAACAATACATGTATCCTGGTACATATCAGATAACGACTATATTCACAGATCAAAACGGTAAAACTCACAAAAACTTACTCACACAGACAATTAAGGTATACAATTATATACCAGATTCACTGGTGTGGTACACTCCAGGTATTGCAGATCCCATGGGCGGAAAACCAGAACGTGTGTTGACTGGTCAACCAAGTGAAGATTTAACTATATACAGATACAACAGCTGGCAATCATGGGCGACTGTGTCTGGTGACGGTGGTTATTACATCAACCTGTATGCACAAGGTAGTAAATCTCGTCCGTTGACACAAGACCAGTATTGGAAAAACCCAGACACTCATTTTATACCCAGTTGGCGTTTTGTAGAGAATAAAGACAGCACAGTGCCGGTTGAACGTGTACAAACAGACGACAACGAATACATTTATGTAAAGAATGAAAATGGAGTTGTTGTCCGGACTGATCCATCAGACAGCTCTGCATTTTTTGCTGGTACATCTGGACTAAAAACTGTCAATTACATAGATGACAACTCCAACAGATTGACCAGCGCTAGGACTAATGAGAAAACCGGGAGCAGTCGAGCCGTGTATGACAACACCAATGTGTCTAGTGATGCCGAATTTGATTTGCTAGGCAAAACTGATGAGAACAAAGACATTATACTGTTCGCTTCATTTGATACCAGCAAATTCCCAGGCACGGTGTATGATCATGAACTGGACAAATACGAAAACTTTAAGAAAGAATATTTTCAGATATATGAAACACAAAAGGTTGGCTTGCCCATGCAAGTCAAATTGGAAACTCCTAGATATCTAGATATAACAGCAAACGGTCTCAAAGAGTTCCCTATTAGTGACAAGAAATACCTAGGATCACCTTTTGCAATTGCGGTGAGAACGCATGGTGATGATGCAGTGGTGTGTACGGACGATTTGGTGCCGCTGAGCTCCAGATGGTCAGCTAGCTCCACAGCCTTTTCAGCAAACGACATAACAACTGATTTGATAACACAACAAGCGTATGTAACTACATATTTGAGTGGAGCCGGTACCACGTTTGAACGTATCACAGAGCCGTTCAAATCTGAAATAGACTTTAAAACATGGGATGTTGGTATGGTGAAAGCTAACAACGTATACAACAGTCACGTAATAATATTGTTGTCTGATTACAATGGCGCTTCTCCATCACAATACAATGAACCCAACGGAAAAAAGGTCACGTTGCTGTTGACAGAGTTGATTGAATCACAACAGAACTTGTTGAGGGATGCTGATCGAATTGATGTTGAATGGAATGTTGATAGTGATGCCCCACCCAGGATGTGGAAGACCAAAGCCGGGTTAGAGTATTATGGGTACATATCACCACAATCTAGATACAAGCCAGGTGATGCGATAGACATGACATTGCTAGAGGTCAAGGAATCATTTGACACGCCCGGATCGTATTTGACATTTGTTGATCTGGATGCTCCATGGGAGGTTGTTAGCAAGAACAACAAGTATAGACTGGTAACTGAAACATTAATAGACCCGCCTACATACTTCAACAACGAGGTGTTGTATTATTATCTTGCTAACCCATCAAATGACACAGTAACACAGGTGAAACCAGTGTATTACCGTGAGTATTCATATGGACCTAACGGGTACACACAGACATACACACCACCAGTGACAACAATTTCTCCAGGTAACAGTGGCATGTACGGTTTTGCCACAGATCCAGAGGGTGGTACTATAACAGTTGATAGTGACACAGACAAAGTCATTAGATTTTACAGAAATTTAGGAACACAGGCAGAATATCACATCAAAGACTTGTTTCCACAAGAGGTACAAGCGCAGCATTTCCCGGGAGATCCTGATGCATATGGGTATAGTCCCAGTTGTGTGAGTTTGGACAAGAATTTAGATTATTGGATCACTTTATATGACACGGTATCCACAGTGAAGGTAGATGGTATTACCAATAAAATAATAGCATGCGCGGTACCTGATGAAGTGAACCCACTGGTTGATAGCCGTACTACTGACCCGTCGGATATGTGGTCAGCAGACGCTGAGTATAGACTAAACACCGTGAATGGTCGTCCTGGTGAGTATGGTGAGCAACTGATCAACCCCACGTATGTTGAGACTTGTAAAAATAATGATATCATTGTGACATACACCAACACATTGTGTAGTTTTGTTGTCAGATTTGACCCCACTGGGAGAGTCAAGCACAAATATGAATTGCCGGGTGAGGACAGGTATTTCCCTGGTGATATTTGCGTTGATGTAAATGACCACGCCTGGGTTGTGGTGGAATCTACTGGTTTGAGTGTAGATGGTTCAGTTGATATGAATCCAATACGCAGTGAACTGCATGAGCTAGATGAAGAGTTCGAAGTTATAACAATCATAGACAGTGTGAAGGGTACTGAGTATACAGACATGATGCTACCGGCTCCGCATATGCCGGAAACCGAGGAACTTTCATTCACAATGGATCTGGAATTCAACTGGCAGCGTCAAGAGTATGATGAAGTCGCTTTAATTTTGGAAGATCTTGTATCATATGAACCAAATCCACGATTGACATTTGAAGAGACAAACACTTACATAATAAGAAACAAATTTTGGAATGGCGGTGAACATCAATTTGAATTCCGGAATGTTGTCCGGGATGATGAGGAAAGAAATTTAGACGACCCTGCCACCATGTGGTCTCGAGAAGGTGATTTGATAACACAAGATGAAAATAACATCACTGGTTATGGTACGGACACTCTCACGATCACAATAACAAAAGACACTCCCCCGGTGTTTTTGATGGTGGATGTGTTAAACCCTGGAATTCAATGTGTTATAAATGTTATAAAGAAACCTGTAATCGAGAGAAGATTGGGTGAAACGTTTGATATAATAAACAACATGAGTTTTGTGATCCCGGATAACAATAACAACATCTGGTTCGCGTGGGGCTCCCGATATTGCTCCAGATATCATGTGAGAAACAAAACCATAGACAAGACCATAGGTCTAGGTAGACCTTTTGAGGACAAAAGATATCACCCACTTCGCCCAGAAACATACGATCGTAGAGACAACGCCGGTCGCCGGAGTGCTTTAGAGGCATTATCATTTGACACAGCTAACAATCTGCTGGCAATGAACAATCAGGACAAACGCTTGTATTGTATCAATTCAGATAACATAGCGTTGAGTGCATTCATCAACATAGAGAGTTATCAACAACCGCCTGAGGATTTCACATGGATACAATCAATCTGTAGCACCAAACTCGTACAAGAAGATGACTTCATGTTGTATCCTGACTCGTATATGACAAAGGAACAAATACAGGTGTTTTTGCGCAATGTCAATCATGGCGAGAATGTAGCATATATTGATGATACAGCCGGTGAAGGTAATTTAGAGGTCAAGAGTTTACGAGGCAATGCACCTGTGGAGCAAGAACAATTCACTGGAGAGAACGAGCAACTGGCTCGTGCATATCAATCGTACAAAAACATACTTGACACAAATAACGGCAATGAACTGACTTTTAGAACAAATCATGGTGCAAATCCTGTACAACCAACTGGTTTAGAGGAAGAAGTCCGGGCGATAGGTGACTGGACCGGGTGGAGGTGGATAAACAAGTACGACATACGAGCAGTCGAGACAGATGAAACAACTGGATTCATCAGTTTGACTGGAGCAAGCAACGAGTTCGAACTGGTACCAGCCAGAGGATTGCATGAATTGATCAAAATTAATGAAACAAGCGATTTTGCCGGGGTGTTGCGTAGTTATATCAAGCAACCGGTGTTACGAAACAGTCCTAAATTGTATGAAGAGTTGTTAGATTCGGTGTTCGGTACAAACACAAGCGATCCAAACACTTTGGGAAAGCGTGTGTATGAGAAAATCGCCAACTTCCTACAAAATCATAAAGATGTAGACACATGTACCATCGAGGCTCTTGAAGGTTTGGCTAAGATGGTGAATTACAACTTGTTACAAGTAGCACCTGATCTACCAACAGAGATTCAACGACTTGTGGATATGTTGTCAGTAAATTTCAGTCATTTACGTGGAGTCATGACTGACAATCAGACGAGCTTTGAGGATGGTAAGAATTTAGGTTCAGAGATACTGATGATTTACCCATGGCGACCACAACACTCATATGACAGAGGAGATTATGTACAGTTTGGACAAGATGCTGATGGTAGCAAGAGATACTACCAAGCGATCGAGCCAATACCATATGAAGAGACACATGTGAATGAGATTCCACCAACCAGGAGCAGCAACTGGATAGAATGGCCAGACGGTAAAGTACGTAGTCGACACATGTCCAGTGTGGATCGATCATATCAAGGTAAAACTCCAGAATGGCGATCGGAATTTTACAACAATTTGCCAGTCAGAATACAATTGGTTGATAAATTGCATGTGGAACTGGGCAATAAATTTGTGTTGTTGGAAGAGCACACAAACAAATACACCCTGATCGATCCGATGATTGTTGGAGTTGAAGATGGTAAAACATACAGTATCAACTTCACAGAGGATCGATTCACAGTGGAGGATCCAAACACACGTTCTAGACAATCCCCAGAATTCATGGGAACTATAGGTTTCACTGACGGTTTGATAACCATAGTGGATGAGATGGTCACCATGATAGGCACTCCGTTGAGTAACAATCCTACCATAACACTATTTAGAGACAAAGTGTATAAATTCCAAATAGATAGTCCAGGTCATCCGATCAGATTCACATATGAGCCTGGTTCGGATGCTCAACTTATCAGAAATTATGTCAGCAAACAGGATGTTGAGTTCACCGCGGATGTCGGTGAGGTGATCCTGCGTACAGACACACACCCAGTAGATGGACCGATACCGAGTACAATACACTATCAGAGTGCCACTGATCCATCAATTGTTGGAGCTATCAAAATCGTTGATATACAAGGTATTGATAGCTACTCATCTTTACTTGGTGGGGTAACAGCGTATGATGTGACACTTGACTCATCTGTGCATGGTGTTGTAGATAAATATGGATGGGGTATGTCGTTTCCAGAACAAGCAAACGCTTGGCAATTCTATAAATTATTTGAGTACATACCAGATGGTAATGATGATCAACAGATAATAAACAGCGTGATTGATTGGACACCAGCTGATGATCCACTGATCAGTAGAGGGAAAACAACTGTTTCATACAATTTGAGCTCGTATGATGATTGGACCCGTGATTATGGCTTGATGGACACTATGTTTGAAAAGGCCATTCGAGAAGGTCTAGAGTTTTTTGATGGTGTTGACTCGATCACCAACTATTTAAACCTGGATGATGAGTAAATATTGTATATGGCAATTGATTTAGACACAACAAGATTTTTCATGCCTGTTAACAGTGTTGTTGACAGTAAGATTGACATCAAAAATGCTGATGACAATGTTGTACCTTTCACATACACGGATTGGTTGGACAGATCCAACCTGTCCACTAGTAAGACCAGAGAAGATTACTCACAGCAATACAATGCATATCTACGTAAATGGCGTGAAGTGTTTGATGATGCAAACCGGTCACAAAAGCAGCATGTAATACAAAAATACAAAACAGCGTTAAAAAATATCGCAGTAAACTTCACAACTGACGAACAGAAGAGATTTTTATCAACACTAGATTACAAGAACCCTCGGCATGTGGAGTCTGCAATTGCCTTGTTCGCTCAGAAGCTCAAGGAAATTTCTGTTTATTACGCAACCGAGAGACAAAACACCAAGCAACAGAGAACAGATGCTGGTAACACTGGTACAACTGAACAGTTTGAACGTTTTGTAAAGAATGTAGTCCCCCGACTCGCGAGGCAACGTGAGATAGTGACTGGTGATTTACGCAATGATAAATTGGTTGTAGATTCTGATGACTCACGTGTGGTGGTCAAGGTGGTGGAGCTGTACGATATAGGTGAATCAAATCCAAAAACTGGAGCTATAGAGTATGACGCCAATTTGTATTTAGATTACGAGCAAGCCGTGAGGCAGTTGCTTGTTGAGTGTACACCAATATTGAATTTGACAGCAGATGGTAGTGTGAGCTTGACAGCCAGCAACGTGTCCATAGATGACCAAAGTGTCTCGTTGCTGGATTA